GTGTGCTCAACTGGGGCGTGAACTGATTCGTGTAAACATTACGATTGAGACTGATGAAGACGATCTTATTGGTGGATTCCGCCTTGTTGATGGTGCTACTGTGTGGCATAACGGTCCAGTTATTGAAGCCCTTGAGCGTGGAGCGATCCTGCTCCTTGACGAGATTGACTTGGCATCCAACAAAATCCTTTGTCTCCAATCCGTGTTGGAAGGAAAAGGTGTTTTCCTGAAAAAGATTGGTCGCTTCGTGAAACCTGCTGCTGGTTTCAACGTCATTGCTACTGCCAACACCAAAGGCAAGGGTTCTGATGATGGGCGTTTCATCGGCACTAATGTCCTCAATGAGGCATTCCTTGAGCGTTTCCCCGTGACCTTTGAGCAATCCTATCCTGCCCCTGCAACCGAGCAGAAGATTCTGGAAGGCATTGCTCTGGACCTTGGTGTAGAAGACCGTGACTTCTGTAAGCGGTTGGTTGATTGGGCAGACATCATCCGCAAAACCTTCTACGACGGGGGTATTGAGGAAATCATCAGCACCCGCCGCCTGGTTCATATCATCCGTGCCTACAGCATCTTTGGTAATAAGGCAAAAGCAATTGATGTTTGTACCGCACGTTTTGATGATGAGACCAAGCAGTCTTTCTTGGAACTCTACGACAAAGTGGATGCTGACTTCCAAATGCCTACTGATGAAGACAGTATCTTGGAACAAGAACGAAAAAATCTTCGTGATTATGTTGCCAAAATGCAAACAAACTGATATAATTGGGGGAGGTAAATTATGACCCTCCCCTTATTATGGACGAGTATCCTTATTCGATGAATGAGTTCACTATGTATATGAATAGTGACGATAAAATTGTAATTGAAAAAACACCTGTTATGAGCGAAGCAACTAATCATCTCTGGAAATATAACGAAGATAAAATCCTGAAAGATGTTCAGGACTATGTGACTGGAACTTACAATAGTCACTACTGTGGTCATAACCAAGACTACAAAGACACCCAAACCATTGACTTGATGGCAGCAAAAGACTTGGCAGCACATTTCTGTCAGGCAAATATTCTGAAGTATGGTAGCCGCTATGGTGATAAAGATGGACGCAATAAGCGTGACCTCCTCAAAGTCATTCACTATGCTATGCTTCTCCTCCATTTCGATGGGCACTACTCCCGTAAAGATAATGGTCTTACTGAATTCCGTTGATTATGAAAATCCAAAACAAAACTATGAAACTTTCTGATAATACTCTTGCTCTTCTCAAGAACTTTGCTGGTATCAATAACTCTATTCTTGTGAAGCAGGGTAATCGCCTCCGCACGATTTCTGTTGCGAAGAACATTCTTGCCGAGGCAGACATCACCGAAGAGTTCCCCCGTGACTTTGCCATTTATGACCTCAACCAGTTTCTCAACGGTCTGAGTCTTCATCAGGATCCTGATCTCGACTTTGTTGAAGAGTCGTATCTGAGCATCAAGGAAGGCAAGCGTCGTGTGAAGTATTTCTTTGCCGACCCTAACGTTATCATTTCTCCTCCCGATAAGGACATTCAACTTCCTTCTGAAGATGTGTGTTTCCAACTGGATAGCGTGACTCTGGAAAAACTGCTCAAGGCAGCAGCGGTCTATCAACTCCCCGACCTTTCGGCAGTTGGTGAGGCAGGTGTTGTGAAACTGGTTGTTCGTGATAAGAAGAACGACACTTCTAACGAATACTCGATTGTGGTTGGTGAAACTGATGCCGAGTTCACGTTCAACTTTAAGGTAGAAAACATCAAGATTATTCCTGGCGCCTATGACGTGGTAGTGTCTTCTAAACTTCTGTCACAATTCACCAACAGCAAGTACAATTTGAAGTATTATATTGCTCTAGAACCTGATTCTACATTTGGTTGATGGAATTTCTTCTTTATTTGAGTCCGCAAGGGCAGCAACTAATTCGTGATCTAATCTCTGCAAAATTTCATATTCATGAAAATATTGGTTTTTGTAGAAATAGTCAAATGTTTGGTTATGTAGATTATCCAAATAAGTTTGTAGTTTGTACAAACAATATTCGAAATAGTGGATGGGATATGAGTCGTTATATTCCTGAAACTGTTTATCACGAAGCAGTTCATGCGGCACAAATATGCAATTTCAACGAACCTATGGGAATATCATCAAAGTTAATGCCTCTTCCTTGGAATAAGATGCAAGATATTAAAAACTCTGCAAAGGTTTCGAAATCTTACAAAGTATATCAAAAGGAACATGAAGCATATTATTTTGAAGACAAACCTGAAGAAGTCAGTTATTATGTAAAAAAGTATTGTTTCTAATGAACATCTTTGTAACTTCTCCTTGGCCTGCTGAAAGTGCTATCTGTCTTCCCGATAAACACATCGTCAAAATGCCGTTGGAGTGTTGTCAAATGCTCTCCATTGTGGCATCTGAAAAATGGGGTCATAACTATGGTCCTCTGTACAAGACTGATAACACTCCCTACAGAACTGAAAAGGGTGCGTTTCGTAATCATCCCTGTACCAAATGGGCAATGGATAGTATCCACAATGCCTATTGGTTGATCAAATGGGGAATGAACTTGTGTGATGAGTATACAATGCGTTATGGAAAAGTCCATTCGTGCTACAAGACTCTTGTAGATGCCTATTACATTTTTCCGAAGGGGAAGATTACTGATGTAACTCCATTTGCACGTGCTATGCCTGAAGAGTGGAAGTTTGATGATAGTATTGATACATTTACTGCTTACAAAATGTATATTGCTTCTAAACCTTGGGTTGCATCTAATTATCTTCGTATGCCCGAACGTAAACCTGAATGGGTATGAAATATAGTAAAGGCGACATTTTCCTTGACAAAGATACGCATAAGTTGTATATTTTTGATGGGATTGAATGGTGGGAGATTATTCCTACCTGTGAATTGAAAAAACCTGATTGGACTTGATTATGAACAGTGATTTTTTGTGGGTAGCAAAATATGCCCCAAAGACAATTGAAGATTGTATTCTCCCCGAAAGCACCAAGAAAACTTTTCAGGAGTTCCTAAATAAGGGTGAAATTCCAAATATGCTTCTTGCTGGTCCTCCTGGTATTGGTAAGACCACGGTTGCAAAAGCACTCTGCAATGAATTGGGGGTAGATGTTTATGTCATCAATGGATCCGACGAAGGTAGATTCCTTGATACTGTCCGAAACAATGCGAAAAACTTCGCTTCGACCGTATCGCTTTCGTCAACTGCTAAACACAAAGTCGTCATCATTGATGAGGCAGATAACACAGGAAACGACGTACAACTCCTCCTACGGGCGTTTATTGAGGAATTTGCTGGTAACTGCCGATTCATCTTCACCTGCAACTACAAGAATAAAATCATCGAACCTCTCCACTCCCGATGTGCCGTCGTCGAGTTTGGAATCAAAGGAAAAGATAAAGCAAAACTTGCAGGAAGTTTCTTCCGAAGACTCCAGCAAATCCTGGATGCGGAAGGTATTGAGTATGATGAAAAGGTCCTTGCCGAAATCATCAACAAGCACTTCCCAGACTGGAGACGAGTCCTCAACGAGTGTCAAAGGTACAGTGTGGGGGGCAAAATTGACTCGGGAATTCTTGCGTCTTTCTCAGACATCGCTGTAAATGAACTTGTTAAGCACCTTAAAGAAAAGAACTTTTCTGAGGTTCGTAAGTGGGTCGTCAGTAATCTGGACAATGATACTACTGTACTTCTTCGTCGTATCTACGATTCTCTTTACGAAAGTTTGGTTCCTGCTTCTATTCCTGCTGCTGTGCTTGTGCTCGCTAAGTATCAGTATCAAGGAGCATTTGTTGCAGACCAAGAAATAAATATGCTTGCTTGTTTGACTGAAGTAATGGTGGAGTGTGAGTTCAAATGAAAAACCAACATCAAGTAAAAACGCACTGGTATTACTGGTTTTGGAGTGCTATGGCAGTTGCTGTAGTCGGTGGTCAAATTTATGTTGGAACTGGTTATCGTGAGATGGCAGAAGCAACTAGAAGTACTCAAATTGTTGTGAGGTGTGTAAATGGGTCTGCTGAAAATTGATTTTAAATCTCTCTATGACGTTCCAGTCAAGACAACTCCTGAAAATGTGAAAGAGGCAAATGAAAGTCTCTTTCGTGCTAAAATGACTCTTCCTGCTGCCGCAAAGCATTGTGGTATGACGCAGAAAGAAATGAAACTTACTTTTAGAGAGTATTTGAAGTATCATCCTAAAGATTATGAAGTCTCTTAAAACACCGTTACGTTACCCGGGCGGAAAGTCCCGTGCTTGTGAGAAGATGGGACCTTACTTTCCAGACCTTCGTGACTATGATGAGTTTCGAGAACCATTTCTTGGTGGTGGAAGTGTTGCAATTCATATCACTAAGAAATATCCTAGCCTAGATATTTGGGTGAATGATTTGTATGAACCTCTTGTAAACTTCTGGCAACAACTCCAGATCTTTGGAATTGATCTTAAAGATAAACTGGTAGATCTTAAGGCAGCAAACAATACTCCAGAGTTAGCGAGAGAACTTTTCCTTCAAGCAAAGGAGCAAATTAATGACCAAAGTTTGCCTAGCATTGATCGTGCTGTGGCTTTCTATATTGTCAATAAGTGTAGTTTCAGCGGTCTCACAGAGAGTTCATCATTTTCACAACAAGCTTCCCAAAACAACTTCAGTTTGCGTGGGATCGAAAAACTGCCTGCGTATTCTAAACTGATTGAGAATTGGCGTATAACTAATTACTCCTATGATTATCTGATGGATGGAAACAAAGGTGCTTTTATGTATCTCGATCCTCCTTACGATATTAAGGACAACCTCTATGGGCGTAAGGGATCAATGCACAAAGGATTTGATCACGATAAGTTTGCTGCTGATTGCGACTCTAACGATATGGATCAGTTAGTGAGTTACAATTCAGATCAATTAGTCAAGGATCGCTTTAAGAACTGGAACGCTGCTGAGTTTGATCTCACATATACAATGCGTTCTGTTGGTGAATATATGCGTGAGCAAAAACAACGTAAAGAACTACTGCTTTTTAATTATGGAATTGAAGGACTGGTTAAACTCGATCAATCAGACGAAGCAACACCTGATTGACGAAGATCCTTCACTTGAGAAGGAATATGCTCCTTATATTATCAATCGCTGCCTCTCTGGGCACATTGATTGTATTATGTTTGCAAATGAAATGAATCAATATCATTTCCTCCCAAAGAAGTTGCAGTATGACTTTTTTATAAATAGTCTGAGGAAAAAGAAGAGATTTTCTCCCTGGCTCCGACAAGATAAAATCAAAGACCTTGATTATGTTAAACGTTACTATGGATATAGTAATGAGAAGGCAAAACAAGCTTTGAGGATTCTTACTAAAGAACAACTTAATTTTATAAAATCGAAATTTGAAACTGGAGGAACAAAATGAGTGTCGTTCAAGAACCTGAAGTGAAGTGGACGCCCGAACAAATGGTGGAAGTGGTTCTCAACGAACCTGATGACTTTTTGAAAGTGCGTGAAACTTTGACCCGAATCGGAGTTGCTTCAAGAAAGGAAAAGAAAATCTATCAGTCTTGCCATATTCTACACAAGCAAGGTAGATATTATCTTGTTCACTTTAAGGAATTGTTTGCTCTGGATGGCAAACACGCAAACCTGACTGTGAATGATGTTCAGCGTCGCAATCGTATTGCCCAACTTCTTGCTGATTGGGGTCTGATTGAGATCGTTGATGTCAAAAAGATTCAAGACATCGCTCCCCTGAATCAAATCAAAGTCCTTGCTTATAAGGACAAGGGAGACTGGATTCTGGAAACCAAATATAATATTGGTGCTAAAAAGAAAAAGGTAGAGGATGCCGAATGATAAAGAGCGGGTTTTACGACCCGCTTTTTTTATGTGAAGTGTTATAATTATATACGGATGCCGTAAGGGTCCCACAAAACACAAACTCGCTTTTAAAGGAGCTACCATAATGAATAACCTAGCAAGATATACTGCTGCGGATCTTCCTGCCTTGATGGAGAGGATCAACAAATATAGTATTGGAATGGATGAATACTTTGATCGTATTTTCCATCTACACGAAACAACTACAAACTATCCACCTTACAATCTTGTTCAAGTCAGTAATGTAGAATCAAGACTCGAATTGGCACTTGCTGGATTTAGAAAAAAAGAAGTTTTTGTCTATACTCAAGATGGAAAACTCTTTATTGAAGGTCAAAAAGAAGATAAGGAAACCGACACCAGGTATGTCCACAAAGGTCTGGCTCAACGGAGTTTTACACGTTCCTGGACACTCTCTGACGATACGGAAGTTAGATCAGTTGATTTTGAGGATGGACTTTTATCAATAACTCTTGGTAGAATTGTTCCTGAGCATCATAAGAGAAAAGATTATCTATAAATAAAACTGAATATCGTCGGCGCTATGCCACGGGAGGTAACTGGCAAAATCCAGTTGACACCTCCCTTTTTTATTGCTATAATGTTTAGAGG